GAGTTACGTGATCCCCTAATATGTTAACACCCTTATCATCTTTTAAATTATTAAAACTTTGTGGAAAGATACGTTTATCATAAAGTGCCATAGGAGCATTTAAAGAAAGTATTCCATTTGCTAAATCCCGTTGCTTAAACTTGTTATCATCAATATTTTTGTAATATTCATTAAAAGGAACGTGATGTACCCCTTTCTCAGTTCTAATTCGATTATCAATGGATCCGTGTCCTAAAAATTCAGTTCTAGCATCTTGCATCCAATCTAACCAATTCTTTCCCGCATCATTTTTCTGAATACTATAAGCAAACGCATCAGGGTCTTTTTCATAATTTTTGTAGAACTCCTCTTGTTTTATAGCATTGTTCATCACAGCAATACTATCGTTTCTGTTGGGTGGATTATTACTTGAACCTGGAGGATCACCTACACCACCACCATCTACCATCTCAACTACATAACCTTTATCTTTATACTGTTCTACTTCATTATCATTTAATTCAACATCTATATATCCACCATTTTGTTTTTTAGGAAACATAGATATGGCATCTTTTTTAAATTGTTTTTCACGGACTCTTGCTTCTCCCTCTACTGTAGTTGGATCTTGATACATTAAAGCATTTGCACCTGGAAAACCTTCTGTAAATCCTTGTAATTTATTTCTTGGTATAAATTGTAAATTAGGATCAGCTTTAATCATTGCATCTGTTTGTGCTTCTAACTCAGTATCTCTTCTGTTATAATAATTACCCATTGCTTGATCTGATGCTACAATATTATTAGGTCTTTGACCTAAAAAACCAGCAGTACTCATACCACCTCCTAAGTTTTGCAAATGGTGATACTTTTCATGTTCTGTCCACCAACCATTATTTTCTATTGAACCTGGTCTTGTATCTTGACTTATTTCACCTGTTGCTGCATTATATCCTGTATTCTTATCAGTTTCAATTATTTTTGGTTCTTGCCATTTTACACATTGACCATTATAAAAAACATATCCTTCAGGACATTTTGATTCACCACCATTTTGTAAATAGCTACCCGTATTTAAATTATATTCTTTACCTTGAGTAGGTACATAGTCTTGATACCATGTTCCAGCCTTGGACTTAAACCATTTTAATTCCATTGCAGGTGGTACAACAGTACCTGGTGTGGATTTTTTTACTAAAGGTTTTGTTGGTAAAGATGTAGATTCTGGCTCTGCAGGAGTTAATACTCCATTCACTACACGATTACCTGTTCTAAAACTATGCTCTCCATAAATTTCATCTGGGTCTTGAGTTTTAAGTGTAGTTGGAGTTGATAGAGATTTCTCTTTTAATATATCCTCATCTAAAACTTTAACGTTAAGAGATGGATATGTGAATACAGGTTTCATATTACCCTCACCCCTAAAATATTTTGTAGGTCTTACTGTAGTTTTTAAGGCTTCGCTTAGTAAGTCTGACCAAGCATCAGGTATATGATCATAATCACCATAAGTCCCTTGTATACTACCCTTTACACCTAAATCCCAGTACGTAGCCCAATCACTCTTTTTTTGTGATGCTATTTTAGCATCCTCCCAATTCACAGTTGGCAATTGTGATGTATAACGCTCACTTTTATAATCCCCTCTATAATCAGTGTATAACTCTTTCTGACCTTTTAAATTCTCATACCTTTTTTTTGAGCGACTAATTTCATCTGCTGACCAATCAGTAGGATTATTTTTTTTTGAATCATACAGATCCTTCCTATTAGCAACTTGCCTAGTCCACTCTTTTATGCCCTCATCGTTATGTAACTTCTTAGCTTTGTTATAAAACTTCAGCCTATCCTGATACTCTTTATACTTAGGGTCATCTTTTCCTGTTACATATATAGTTCCATAGTCAGGAACTGTTTCAAGAAGATTACCTTCTTTGTCATAGTATTTTGGCTCTGTTTTAGGTAATGTTTTTTCAAACTCCTCCTGCTCGTTAAATACAGAAGCTATCTCAATACACCCTCCCTTACCGTCTGAAGCCATCCCTTCTGGACATCCAGATTCAGCACCATCATAAATTTCTTCTAAAACATAACCTCCATCCTTATACTTATTAACTGCTTCTTCAGTTAAATCTATTTCTATAAATCCTCCGTCTTGCAACTTTGTTGCATTAACTTGTTTCAAAGCTTTTTGAAAATCTTTTACTCTAACAGGTGTTTGATTATACCAATCACTGTCAGCAGCTTCAACTGCTGCTTTATCAAAAGCTCCATCTTTCATGAACCTCCATGTATTTTTATGCTCTGTATTCCAAGCTGGACCTAATTGAAAATTTACAGCTGTTAAAGCTTCTACAAATTTAGGATCATATATTTGCAATTCTTCAGCTTGTTGTTTAGCAGCATCAATAGCTTTACGGATATCTTGTACTAACCATTTATCTCTTTGAGGTTGAGGAATAGTTGTATGTAAAGGGTATTTTATTATTTCAGCTTTTGTTAATTTATGACCTACTCCTCCTGTTAAATAACCCTCAGTATCCTCATATGTTTTATCGTCTTCACCTTCTCTTAATTTTAAATGATCCATAATACGAGATTCATTTATTTCAGGTTTAGAAGCAAGTTTAGCATATTTATTAAGAACTTTAGATCTACTAGGTACATTACCTGCTGTTAAAGGATGATAATTGCCGTTAATCATTTTAAACCAATCTGTACCTCTTTTAGCATATTGATTATTATTATAAGTATAAAAAGAAGGAGGTGGAAGATGACTTACTCCTACAGGTTCTTGCTCTCCATTTTCATCTTGAGGTAATTCTTCAACTATATAGCCACCATTTCTGTATGCTTGAATTTCAGCATCTGTAAGATCTATGAATTCTCCACCATTTTTAGCCATAAACAAATCTACATTTTCTGTTTTATTGTTACCTGCATCTGAAATTGTATTCAAAAGTTCTATAATTTGATCATCATTATAAACTTCTTTTAAATCGTTTAATGGGTTGCCATGTTCAAGTTTTTTATATATTTCAGGAGTTACCTTTTCTTTAAGCGGATTGTATATATTTTTATTTAAACTGTTATTCCTAATATCATTTAATCGAGCTCTAGTTTCTGTAGGTTCTGTAAGATACTCCATTCTTTCATTTACTTCTTTTAGAAATTCATCATTGAATTTTACAGAAAGTTTTTTATAGCGGTTTCCCTTTGGTGACTCTATAAAAGATTTTGGTGTAAACTTTTTAACAAGATTAACATCACTTTTAGGTATTAATCTTTTTCCATTATAAAAATTACCAAATGGCCTATCTATAGAATGAGAAACTTCATGAGATATAGTACCTTCTTGAGGAAATCCTATTGGAGTAATATCAATTTGCCCATCACTTGACCATGATTGACCATATATTTTATCAGCATCTTTATGGTTGTGAGGAAGAAGATCTATACTAGGTGTACTAATTAAATTATATTTTCTTGCGGAATTCATTGATGCAGCAGAATAAGGTTGTGTCTTCATGCTCTCATCTAGCATTTCTTTATATCTAGGAGATTCCATCCATTTTTTTTGAAATTCTTTAGCAGAAACTAATTTATCATTTTGCTCAGACTGTATTTTAGATTCATTATTTAATGTAGCTTGTGCGTTTAAAATTTTAGTTCTTTTACCTGTAGGATCATTTATTCGATCAAACTTATTTCCTGAAGGAGATGTACTTATAAACCACAGATTACCGCGTTTCATATATGTAGCTTCAGGTCGTCCTTTGAAAGAGTAAGTTGGTATATCATTACTATAATATTTTTTTGCATTTTTATCTAAAATAGCACTTCTTTCAGCTACATCGCCTTTAGATAAAGGGTAATACCTACCATTTATTTCTTTTGACCATTTACCTTTTGAATCTTTTTTGTAATAGGTATTGTTGTATTTATAAGTTCCACCACCATCTTTAGCTATCGGTAATTCTTCAACTATATAACCATTCTTAGCATAATTAAGAACTTCTTTTTTATTTAAATTTAATTCAATTGAACCACCTTCTTTCCAGTATTTAGGGTCTCCGCCAAAAAAAGCATTTACTCCATTAAAAAAACCATCAGCTTTATCATATCTTGTTTTAGCATTTATTATAGGACTTAAGTATTTTTTACGAACATTATATTGTTCATCGGGAGTTCCAAATGCACCATCATACATATCAAAAGGTACATCAATAATTGGTTCAATAACTGGTTCCATACCAGCGTCTATTGCTGTTTCCCATAACATTTCTCCTGCATATGTCAAAGGTAACTTTACTAAGTTAGCAGCGCCAAATATTGTATTAAAAAAGAAACCTCCATCACCACCAGCATACCCAGTCGCTGGCCCAGGATCATAATAATTTAACTCCTTATGATGCTCAAGCGCTGTACCACACCTTTCATGAACTGGTAACCACATTAAACCTTTTTCTTTACAATTTTCTCGGTTAATCTCAAGCTGAAGTGAAGAAGCTCTACTTTCATCAGGTATATATTTTCCTATACTAAAATCAAATTTTTTATAACTGTTTTTTTCATTCTCTATAAAATCATTTATAGTATTTGGTTGGATTTCTCCATTACGACTAATATTACCGTCTTTATCAACATCATAACCAATTTTAGTAAAACCATCTTTTAATCTATTATATTCTTTATATTTTTTTTCATATGTCTCTAAATCTTTTTTTATAACTGTATTGTCAAAAAAATCTTCTCCAAGGCTTATTCCTGTACTGTAAGCATTTCTCCTTTCATCAGCCGTTTTTTTTGTCAGTAAACGTTTAGGATCATAACCATATTTGTTTGCAAAGTCTATATATGGTTCTTTAATTATTTCAAAATCTGCATCTGTATATCCATAAATGTTTCTATAACCTGTTACTTCTGGTTTAAAATAACTAAATGATCCTTTTGCAGGTCTACTATATTTTTCTTTATTTACTACTTTTTTTAAATCTCTTAATTTTTTTTCAGAAGTTTTTATTAAGTTGTCATAATCACTTTTAAACTTTGGCGTTGTTTTTAAATACTCTTGATATTCTTTTGTTGTAATATCACCTTCTAAGTATGATGCCCGCATACTTTTTGGTGTATCATTTTCTTTTTTAGTTATATCTTTTGTATTTTCTTTATCATCTGTCCACCAAGCTTTTTCATTTTTTGTTGATTCTATATCTTCTACATCTTCTGCAACATCAACATCAACATCAAGATCTATTTCTTCTTTACTTTCAGGTTTTAATAATTCAAAATCTTCTTCTTGATTTGTATTTTGCAAATCTTGATAAGAAATATTATTAAAATCTGAATTTGAATTATTTTTTGGATAAAGAACTGTTCCAAATAATGCCATTTGTGCAGAATCAGAAAGTCTAAAATCATTTCCAAAACCTAAATCATAATCTCTTTGACTTACAATATTTGTTTCATCTACATCCGTTTCCAGAGTTTCATCTATATCATTTTCTAAAGTTTCATTTTCAGCAACATTTGTTTCTAATACATCTTCTACAGATTCAGTTTTATTATCAAGTTTAGGTTGATCAATTAGATTTCCATCTTCAGATATAAAAAGACCTTGTTTAGTATCGTTTAATTTTACTTTGTAGTTTTTTTTATCTATATCAGATAAGTAAAGTTTACTATTTTTATATGTACCACTTAAATTTCCTCCTGCTAGTATTACATATTTACCTTTAGAATCTTGGCCTTTATTTACTATAATGTCTCCATGACTTGGATACCCTTTACTACTATTAGCAAAATCTTCATAAGACCATTTTGATGTTCCTACATTTTTACCGTCTTTTCTACCTTTTACTAATATATCTCCTATCTTATATTCTCCATCTAACTTTTCTGCTACATATCTATTATATTTATAATCAGAATCACTAGCAGTTTTAAAAGCATCACCTACATAACCTGAATGACTTTTAGTAGGATTAAATCCTAAAGTCCTCATTTCATCTTTTGTTTTAGCTCCAGCATCAGCCATTACTGCATTAGATATTGTAATAGCACTCCAATGTTCACTAGGGTTATATGTTACACCCATTCTTTTATTATACTCTTTAAGTATCTCAACTCCTTTAGGATCCCATTCTTTTACACCAGACCAGTTTTTTTCTTGAGTATATGCCCAATCTGTAAGCGATCTATTTGGTGTAACATTTTCAGAACTTAATGTGTTAACAGAAACATCTTTACCTAAAACTTTTGCTACAAGACTTCCTGTACCCCAAGTTTTAAGTTCTTTTATATTAGAAGCGATATTAGAAGCTCCCGCATTATCTTGTAGACCTTTTACAATATTTTTATAGTATGGTAACTTTAATGTTTTTATAGTAGCTGTAATACCATATTCTGGAGTAGTATAATTTTTTACTCCATGAGAATTAAATTTGGTTTTATTAACATCCGCATCTAAATTATATGTAGTGTTAAAAGGATTATTTGTAGCTTTTCCACCTTCGGCTTTTTGCCAAGCTATTAAAAACTTTAAATTTTCTTCAGTAATAGGTGCACCTAAACCATTTAATATTTGTTTATAAATCTCTATTGCATTTTTTGAAACCGCCATTATCTTTGAGAATATTGATTTTTAGTATTAAGTATTTTAAATACCATATTAGTATCTTGAGCATCTTTTTTAGTCAACTTTACAAAATTAGTATAATGTCTAAACTTTTTTCTTTGTAGTTGAGACTTATTATAATCTAAGTTAACTTCATTTAGCTCTTGAATATATCCGTTAGCTTTAGTATTCCAAATTGAATTTTGAGAATAGTTACCTAATAATGTTGTAGTATTTGGTACTAAAGGACCTGTAGGAGGATAATTAGAACCTTGTGGAAATTCACCTCTATCTTTTGTTATATCCCAAAATTGATTAAATCTATATTTTTGTTCTTCTTTAGACACTAATATATCTACAGACTCTAGATTTATTTTTGGATATTCTTGAGATAATACTACATTATTTTTTGGAAATATATTTAAATTTAAATACCCAGATACTTGTTCAGAATTATAAACAACAGCTTCATCAAAATTATAATCTAATACATGAAATTGATCTACACAAAAAGTACTATCTCTTTTATAACATTCTAAAAAGTATTCTACGCTTCTTAATGTAGTTACATTTTGACCTGTAGGAAAAGGAACTCCTATTTCAAAAGGATGTTGTATTCCGTAAAAATTACAATAATTATTACAACCAGCATTATGTTCCCATACACCTCCTAACTTAGTTGTATAATGTTTATTTCTACCTGAAAGATATAAATTCGGATGCCAGTCATGAAAAGAAATCCATTGTTTGTTTTTAGGATCATAACTTATAGTCCAGGACGCATCTTCAAAAATTCTTTTATCCCCAAGTTTAACTCTAATTTTATTTTCTTTTTCACCCGTTGTAACTGTAACTGAAAAAATATCTTCTGATACATATTTTACTTTTCCTTTATATTCAGGTTTTAACATGTAATCTTTCTTTGAAAAATATAACATGCTGTTTCCATTATCATAACCAGCTGAACAACCTATTCCCGCTACAGGATTATCTATATATGTAAAATCAGGAAAGTCTTCAATAAGTTTGTAAGGTAAAAATTCTTCAAACCACCATTTCATATTAACAGATGATATTTCTTGAAGGGAATCTCCAAAGCTAAATATTTTACCTTGTTGTTGACTTACAAAATAAAGTCCTGCAGGTGTTGAAACTACACCTAATCTATCTTGTGAAGAACCATATTCATATTTAGAATCTGCAGCAGTTACATTTCTTGGAGTTGCCGAAAATAAAAGACCATCACCAATTGTAGCAGATACACCTATATAATCTTCTCTCTGATCTACACCACCATACATTAAAGGACTTGCATTTTCAAATGTTATAAACATTCCTGTTTTTGCATAACTTTTTACCGAGTTTACATTATTTTTAAATACAACTCTATTTAATGGTAAAAAGGTTCTCCAAGATTCAATTATACTTTCTTTAGTTTCAGGTAATGAATAATTAATAACATTAGGAGATGATGTAAAACATAGCTGTGCTACAGTTGGATCATAATTTCTAGATTGTAAAGTTCCAAAACTAAAAAACTGATTTATAAAAAACTCAGATATACTTAAAGAATAATCATAGTTATAGTAGTTACCTGATTTTAATACTTCAGGATTAGTATCAAATAAAGAAGGCAGATCTGTATATCTATACTTGTCGTAATGATACTGTCTTTCAAAATCTCCTCTATTTCTAAAATCTACTAAAACATCACTTTCTACAAAAAAGTCTCTAATTCCACATGCCGCTAAATAAAAGAATGAATTTTTAGGAGTAATAAGTCCAGGATAATCTACAGTAGAATTAAGGGATCTAAAATAGAATTTATTATCTAAATTATAATATGCGCTTGGAAATAATCCTTCTCCTGTATTAAGGGTAGGTACTATAAGATTTTCAAGTAAGTTATTTATATTAATTTCACTTATATCCCAAGGTTCACTATTTGCCCAAAACTTTGGAAATGGAACAGATGGATATAAAAAGTAATTCCATGCTGTTCCTCTAGGTTCATCATATAACCAATCAGTAAAAAAAGGCATTATATTTTTTTCAGTAAATCTATTTATATAAGTATCACCTCCAAAAAATAAATCTGTTTGTTGAATCTTTTTTTGTATAACTATTGGACAACCTGGATCTGCACCTTGCGTTTCTGCTAAATTATTAAAATCTATTTTTTGTTCACAAGGTGTTGCTACTATTTGAGCAATTGTATTTAACTGACCGTATTGATTTCTAATACTAAATTTTAAACCACCATAATGACTTGCTATAGAATTAGAAAAAGGTTTCTTTTTACCTTCAGGTTTATGATTAACATCACTAAACGTATCTGTTGCCATATTTAATGTCATCAAAGATTGATCAACACTAGGAGTATTGGGACCACCTTGAAGTATATAATCTGGTCCTACTTGTACTCCATTTGGTGTTGTTACTCTTGTTACAACTTTGTCAGGTCTATTAAGATTATTTATTCTATAACTAACTGAGTTACCTAAACCATCTTGAAATTCAGGAAAATCTTGAATATCACTAAATAAATAAATCGCATCTTCAACTGAATATCTATTTTGAGTTTGAAGATTATTCTTAAATAAATCATACTCACCATGTCCTATTAACTCTAAAGCATATTGTCTAAATGTTGATATAGCTCTTAATAGATCTACAGTAACATCAACACCTTCTAAAAAGTAAAAAAGAGTTTCACCAATACCACTTGTAGCTGCACTTAATTGTGAAGGAAGTACATCTTTACTTGTATAATTTCTACTTATAGTAGGTGTTGTAAGATATTTACCTTCATCAAAAATAGCTTGATTTTGAGCAACCATAATTTCATCAAGTGAGTCACCAGCTATACCTGGTATAATACCAAAAAGATTAAGGAATGCTTTCCAGCTTGTAATTTCAGATTGTACTTGATCTGGATCTTCTGAGGTTACATTATCATAATCAAGTTGATTTCCTAAGATTTCTTGAGGATCTCCTGAAACAGGATCAGTCTCATTTGTAATAATATGAGTATCTATATTAGCAGCTGGAATATCATCTCCTCCATATAGTGCCAAAGTTCCACCAGCTATTGCTCCTGTAGCTGGTACACCAGCTATACCCCACTTATAAGCAGGCTTATTATTCTTATCTCCACCTGTTACATTAGGAACCCATTGTGGTTCCCATTTACCTGCAGGATAGTTTATTTTAATGTCTCCATCTTTTTTAAATATAGCATTTACTACACCACCTATTGCTCCAATTAAAACAACTGTATCAGATAAAAGTTGAAACTCAGGATGATTAGGAGCTTCTATAAATCTTTGATCTGCTGTACCTTGTAAATTTCCATATATTTTTAATTCAGACATTTGTAAATAAGGTGTTCTAAAAGAAGTATCTGGAGAATGAAAACTCAACATATCTGTTGGAATACTTTGATTATCATGAACAAGGGCACCGTCATTTTGAAAAAGAGGTTGTTCACCATCTCTACTTAAGATATAAGGATCATTAAAATTGTAATTAAACAGTGAACTATTATTACTATTTAATTCTGGTCTAATTGTATTAAAAGGATAGTTAGCATACAAACCTATTCTATTACTATTCTCAGGTTCACCCTGAAGAGTATAATCTCTAAAGTTATTTAGCATACCTTTTGCTACTATAGACTTATTACCTTTTCTAGAACCTCTTAATATTTCATATCCTACAATACCTAAAATATCATTACCATCATTATCTTTTGGTAATACAATATTTTTAAATCTAACTCCCATTAATCGTATATGAGATGTACCATCAGAATGTTTATTAAAATGATTTACAGTAGGATCAAGACCATTTTCAGGAAATTTATGATGTCTTATAAACTTTCCGCATAAATCATTAGTAGTGTCATTACCTACTCTAGTCCAACAATATTCACTAGAGTTCCATATGTTAGGTTTATCAGATGGATATCTTTCAGTAGATTGCCAATAACCCATATCACCATATGATATTATTTTTCCGCCATCTCCTACATTTACTGCAGGTGATTGAGGAGTAACCGTTGCTGTATTAATAGTTTCAAATAACTGAGTTTCTCCAGGAAATGAATTAGCATCAGTATATGTTTGACCTGCTTCTAGTACACCATTAGTGTACACTACAGGAGGTCTTCCTGGTATATGGTAAGATGCTGATTTATCTCCAGTGTCATATACCCATCTAATAAAAAAAGCATAAACTTCATCTCTTAAGTAACCTGCCGTTTTACCACCATTAATATAGTGTCTTTCTGAATATTCTGTAGAAACCCATTCTGACCTTATTAAATTTGCTAAAGGTTGATAATTAAAATCAAATCTACTTTTAGGCCCAATTTTAAGCAAATACCTATTAGCTTCTACTAATTGTTCTGAAGTCTCAATTACTGGGTTTGCTGCAAAAATTGCAGTTGGACTTGTATCTTCTAATGTGCTACTAATTTGATCAATAATTACTTTTTCTGTATCTATATTATATTGCCCTAAAATTTTATAATTAGCAACAGCTTTATTTACATATACTATACATAATTGATATTGATCAAAATGATCTGAATCTAAACCTTCTATATTAATTTCTAAAGATCCTCTGCCATCATTTTCATTGAAGATAGGTTGAACATAAGATAAAGAAAAATAGTTAGTTACACTTTGGTTATTAATTGTATATGTTAAACCTACAGCATATGAACCATTTAAAAGTGTACCCCCTTGACCATTTGTTATATTAATGCAAGGTGTCTTAACTAAACTTGCTAATCTAGTTTCTTCACAATCTAATGTATTTAAATTAGGAAAAGTTTCACATGGATCTGGAGTCAACGGATTATTTATATCTTGATTCCAGATAACACCTGGCCAAAGAAATGTATTATCTATACCATTGCCGTAATAGTTAATAGTATTACTTCCATCAAGTCCCCCTAACCATAAATAATCATCAGAAGGCCACAATCTTGGATTCCCTATATTAATATATCTATCAGGATTATTTCCATCTGCCCAATAAACTTGCCAAGTACAATCTTGTTTTTCTCTAGAGGCTCCACTAATTAAATTAAATTTACTAAAGTCTAAACATTTATCTCTTACTATAGGTCTATATTTACAAAAGTCTTCTTCAAATAAACCTATTTCAGATGTAATAATATTATTATTTATAGACGTATCATATATAGCTGAGTATACAAGCCACTTACTTTCAAATAAAGGTATTGCTCCAACTATAACTACATTTATATTTACAGTAATATCTGAACCAATAATTCCACATAGTGCATTTGATTCTTCATTAGAAAGAGTTCCTAATTCACCTTCTCTTGTATTATTTACAGCATTTCTTGCATAGTTCCACATTCCCTCTTGAATAAAGGATGGATCAGTATCACGAGTTAAACCTTTTAAAAAGGTTCTAGTTTGATTTAAACTAGTATTAGGATTTTGTTTTGCCATAATTAAACTACTCTAATTTTATTGTGGGCTCTAGCAAACCCACTATTTGGAGAATGTGACATAAACATGTTATAATATTTTCCGTACATTGCTTTTCTATTAGCTGACCAAATCTGTTTTAATTCTGCAAAGTTAGGTGTATTGACTACACTTAGTGCATTGTTTCTAGCGCTTTTAAGTCTTTGTTCAATAAGTTGCATTCTTTGAGAAACGTCTTCACCGTTAATATACAAATTTTCAAATATTCTAGACTTAAATGCGTATTCATAATATTCATTTATAAGATCATGATCAGGAACTAATAAATTACCTTCATCATCTTCCATTTGACCTTGATAATTTAAATATACTTTACCTGTTTGAAAAGTCGTAAAAAGAAAACCATGTTTAATCCAACCTTCATCATTTGTATTGTAATATAAATTAGGACAATGACAATCTATACTTTGACTAGGTTTCATTTTTAAAGGATGGAGTTCATTATAAACAAATGTTTCTCCTGAATTTATAGTTTGAATTAATTCATAAGACTCACCTTTACAGTTCATAAAAACTCTAGGTTTAGTTAATTCATTACCATAAGGTTGTTGAGGATTATGTACAAGACATGTTCCTGAATTACCTTTATCGTCACAACAGCATGTAGGTTTAGAAGTGTCACAAGAATCAGGAACTTGTGCAGGAAAATCTGAATACGTTTCAGGAATTCTACTATCTGTAATTTTTACCTCTCGCATATTAGTACCTCCGGCAAAACCATCATATCCTTGATTTCTTGTAGAAGTTCTATCTCCACATATATAAGCAAAATTAAATGTATAAAAATCATCAGGTAATTTTACTTTACCGTGAGTCACATCTAAGATGATTTCTTTTTGTTGATTGACTCTTAGACCTAAATCATAATTAAGCTTCTTAGCAAGCTTAATAAGCTGCTGAGGTTCTATCATATTTTCCAAAGCTAATGAGCTTAAATCTACAGTTACATCTTCTAAAAGTTGATCAAAGGTTCTGTATTTTAATGTATAGTTATAGTCCATTATCTAAGTGTATTTTGACCATCATCAGCTCCATCAGTTGGAACTTGCATAGTCATAGTTAATTCTTTTATTACATATTGTTCTATTTCAGAAAATAAATAATCTGGAATATTTAATGACTGATCTTGACGTATTAAACATTTATCAGAATCACAAGTTTCAACATCATTTTCAAAAATGGCTTCAATTTTAACAGCATCCCAAATTAAATTTGGAAAATATAGATATCCATCTAAATACCAAAAGTATTGTCTGTTATTATATTTAAATGTTGTAGTTTTAGTCATAGAAACAAAAGTACCAGGATCAGTTCTAAATAGCTCTACAGAACCATCAACTGAAGATACAGTTCTAAATATAGGTCCCTGAATGCCTGTTAAAACTTCTGGTAGCCTTTCTTTTGTTCTTTTAAAATAACATCCTGAATATACCCCATAACAAGCAGCATCTACTTTGTCTACATCAATAAGCTCAACATAAGGCATTGTTTTAAAGATATTACTAATCTTCATTAATCTAAGTTGATTGTCTTCTCTTTTCATAAGAGACTGACCATACTTAAGAATTGAATAGTAAATTGTTCTATCTGTTAAAAAAGGATCTTCTTTAACAGCTTTAAGTGTATTTCTTACTCTTGATATAGCTTCACCAACTGTTGTGCTCATAGGTCAAATTCATTATAATCTTTTAAAGCATGTTCTTGCTTTTTTAATCTTATCTCATTAGCTATCTTTTTACTATAAGCTAATTTTAATTTTTGTTGTGGATCAACTACTATATAGTTGTTCCAATTTTCTGGATAAGTTTTAGCAACAGCTCTTTTAAATTCTCTACAACCTGTAAATCCCCAAAACTCTCTGTTTTTAAACTTATGTTTTAAAGCACCGTTTGTAAAAAAAATCTTAGCTAGTTTACCATCACTATCCCAATTTTTATTAGAAACTTTAACACCGTATTTTCTAGATTTAGCAAAATCAATATTTTTTTTCTTACTGGCTTGACATGTACCTATAAATAACCAACCAAGTGATTCAGGTAATTCTACACCATTTCTATTATCAATTACTGTTTCATAAACCAATTTATTAAAAGATTTAATAATTGATCTTAATTCTTTATCCTTTAAGTTTTTATACCTAGGATATTTTTCTCTAAATCTATCAAAGAACTCTTTATTTAAAACTTCATAAGTATTTGTTCTAAATCTTGGAGCCTGTAAGTCGGGTGTTTTAAATGCTTCCATACTACTTAAATAATATACTAAAAATTAATGAGATTAGCAAGTTAATAAAATATAGTGAAAAAAGAAAACCCCCACTAGTGTGAGGGCTCTCCCGTTGTTAGCCACAGAAACCAACAAACTGCGACAATATTTATTATCCTGTGATATATACGTCAAGTGATGAAGCCGCAGCTAAGTTACCACCTATATCTCTAAGTGATATGTTACTTGCACTTTCATAAATTACTAAATAATCAACACCTTGAGCATAACCAGTTTTAGGAAGCGCTCCATTTTCTCTTACAGAAACCTGAACAACATCATTGTTTAGATTATGAGCAATAGTTGCAGTAGATGCACCAACTCCTGAAGGGGATACTACTGCACCAATACTATAGCTTACTACTGATGCTCTAATTGTAATAGCATCTCCAGTAGCTGTTACTGCTATACCAGCACCCGCACTAAGACCTTTTATTGCTAAAGCAGCTCCTACACCATCATTAACTAAAGTTTCAGTACCTCCAGCACTTGTTAAAGTAACTGTTGAAGCACCATCAGTATTAATCAAAGGACTTGCACTAGTTCCAGTTCCTGAAAGTCCAGAGTCAGTACCAACTGTCAATCCAGCAAATGCAACTCTCATTGCTAAAGCTGTAGTATCAACATCAACATCAATACCTTCTCCTGATAGAACTGTAAATGTATCTCCTGAATTTAAAGCAATTGCAGAACCTATAGAAGCCCATGTATATGTTCCTGGATCAGTATCAGTAATATCAAACTGACCAAAGCTATTTGCATCAACTACAGTACCTGGTACAGCTGATGCACCTGTTACATGACCATATGTATCAAAAGTAAAGTTAACTGATTGAATAAATGAATTACCTGAGTTATTACTAGATAAATTAGTTACAGAAGATGTATCTTCATGAGATACAGTTACTGTTCCTGCTACAGGATCTGCTGCTACATCAATTCCAGGTCCAGCTAATACTTTTGCTAAAATTTGATTAGTAATAATAGGAGCAACCCATATTTCAAATGCTGCCATATCTGTAGATACTGTATAAGTTGTTACAGAGGTAACAGGGTCTGTTGTAGGCACTACATCAATAAATGCACTTCCAGCTACTACACTTGCTGGTGGAGCTACAGTACTACATATGTAATTTACTAATTTAGTAATTACTGTATCTAAATAATCATTTCTTAAGATTACAGTATCCTCATTACATGTAAGATCAACTCCTGTGTAAACAATACACTGAGTATTAAAAACTTCAGAACATGCTGGTGGACAAGTCTTAGAAACTACATAAGTTCCAGAACAGCCGCAGCTGGGGGTATTACAATTTGAACAAGCCATTTTATTTTATTTTAAGTTATATATATAATTTTATTTTATGTATCACACGTGTGTATTGCTGCAGTTGCGTTACATGATATAAAAGCAACTAATCCATCTAAGTTTAATTGAAAACCACCAACTTCTGCTTGATTACCTGCATCTAAAGTTAAAGGCCATACAACATCACTTGTTGCAAACCCTGTTTCAACTAATAAAGGATTTATTCCAGTACCTGGAAAATTTTGTATGTCTGTATCAGTATTTATAAAGTTAGGTACATACTCGCCTACTCTAATATTAGAAGTTATGTAACGTAAAGTAGAAGCTCCTACAAGTAATGCTCCCATTCCTGATGGAACTTCTGAATTTTTTATAGTACTAAAAAATAACTGTCCATCTGAATTTATTCCTCCACTTCCAGCTGAATTTAATCTAGTTCCATTAACTCCAATTGTAATTGATCTAGTCATTACTGTAGGAAATGGAAGCTTATATGCCCCATCCAAATTTTCTATTGCTGCTAAAACAGTTGTTGGAATAACTCTCAAACCTTGATTCCAAGTAACAGAACCATCAGTATTAAGAACTACAGCGCCAATATTACCAGCACCAGTTCCAACAGCAGGTGCTTTTAATAGTGAGGTATCATAAGTTGTTGGCGCAGTTATAGGTAAAATAGTTCCAACATCTGCTTCAGCGATAGGTACAACAGCAGTTCCTCTAAAATGAATTACACTTCCTATTCTTCTACATTGAGGTAAAAATCCATTATTAGCAGCAGTTCCACTATACCAATTAAAACCTTCTAAATTAACCCACCCTGTATCTTGAATTTTAGCAGTTAATTCATTACCCGCTGTTAAATTTAAATTTACAGTACTTGTATCTGCTACTGTAATTATAAAAGTATTAGTAGATAAATATGTAAATATATCACAAAGTGCAATCCATAAATTATTTATAGCATTTGCTACAGAACTATAACTAGCATCATCTACCCATTGACCTGCATATCCTATAGACATTGCATTGCCATTTACTAAACTAATACTAGCATCCGTTATACATGCTCTACCTACAGCTGCGGTTAATTCACTTGCATTACCTGTAGCAGCAACATAACCACACCAAACATTATTTATAAATTCTTCTAAAAGAGTATCAATTTGATTAGAACTTCCACTTAGTAAACTACCTACTTGACATCTAATAGTAAAGCTAGGCATAGCTAAACTAGGAGCACTCGTATTTTCTAATATTGTAACTCTTGTTATAATATCAACTAATTGATCATTTATTAAACTTACTTCTGTAATTAAATTGCAAATTCTTGCTCCAATAAGTTGAACATAATCTACTAATTCCATTGTTCTTTGAGTACCTATAACAAAACATTCTGCTACTGATACTACACAACTTGGACAACCTGAAGTTTGATCAGTTGCTGGTGTAACACCTTCATTTTCACAAATCTTAGTAATTAAAAATTGAATAAGAGCTTGAAAGTCATCAGGACCACAAGCTTGTAAGTTAAAACATGATAAATCATAATTAGAAACTTTTAATGTATCTAATACTGTACAAAGTTCTATTGCTAATTTATTTACTACATCAGAAATAGTATCTCCAGTACATAAATGTATGCAAGGAATATCAGGTCCCTGCCAAACTATGCAGTTTGAAGAGATAGGGCTACAAGGACTATTATCTAAATTTAAAGGTTTCATACTTTCTGTTATTTATAATATACAAATTATTATTAAGAATTGCAAGAACAATTAGACCTAGTCTTACCACAACAATCTGTTATTGGCAAACATTTAAATTTAGGATCATGTAATGCTTGTAATTCTATTAGTTCTTTACTTATTAACCATTTTTCATCTAATTCAGGACAACAATTAGATATACCGTATCTTAATGCTAATGCTTCTTTATAAGCTATTTCTGCAAAATTACAGGTAATTTTATCATATTTTTGTGAAGAACATATGGGAGTATTATATCCTGGTTTTATTTTTCTATCATTAGGAAAGTATTGTACACAAAATCCTGCTTTGACTCCTGTTTCTTTATCTGTAAATACATTACAATCTCCATAAAAATTAAATATGCCTTCAGAATAAATTGTGGTATCCCATCTTTGAACACAATAACGTAAAGAAGAATGTCCTGATTTTACTACATCAGTATTTTCAGAATCTCCATTAGCATTTATAAAAGTATATGTTTGATCAAATGTAGCAGTATTAAATACAGTTGAGCATTTTGGCGTAGTACTACGACAAGTAGAACAATCTGTAAAGTCTAATGTTACTGTAACTTCTTGAAAAGTTTCAGGTTGAGTTTCAGGAACATATAAACTTACAGTATAACATCCTGTACAACCATTTATTTGAATTACTTGTTCTACATATGCTCCTAAATTAGTTGAAGTAATAATTATAGGTATAGAGCTTGTACTATCACAATCATCTAATTGATAATATGTAGTAAGACATGTTATACAATTAGTAAATAGTATAGGATTAACAAGAGTTATTTCGCTAGGTGGTTGATAATCTATTTGTTCTACACTCCAGCATCCACAATTATCTTTAATAACCTGTCCTACATATGTAGATAAATCTTGAGTGCTATAAATTACTTCAGTTGGATTTTCACAATTAGTAAGTTTGTAAGCTACTATACCTATACAATCTGCACAATTAACATAACTTCTTATAACAGTTACACCTAAAGGGCAGTCACATGGTGATGTTTCAGTAACAGTCCAACAACCTTCATAACCAGCTAATACAATTACTGAATTTG